AGCGAGTTCTGCTGTGTGGGTAGCTTGAATTATTTTTAAATCTGGATTCTTTCCAATCATCCAGGCGGGCAGGTAGTTAGATGCAAATTCTGATTTCGTATGCCTAGGGGGCATATTCACAATAAGTCTTTTATTTTTACCACTAGCGATATCGTTAAATTTTTGCGCAATAGTTTTATGATGTTCACCACTAATAAACCCGGGCCAAATATATTTTATAAATTCTAAAAAATCTCCTTTGACTTTGGTTTTGAGTTTTAACTGGTCCGCCTTCAAATAAGCTTTTAAGTACTCCTTTTGCTCATCTAGTGGTAATTTTTTAATAAATTCTATGTCGTCGGTTATCTGAATCATCGTTTATAAAAGTCTTACCATGAGAGTCTGAATTAAGCAATAAAGGGTAAAGTTGGGACCCCTATTTTCTTGTTTCTGGGGGTGGGCCCTCCCCGAATCGAGCCATGTAGAAACTGCATTGGTACCTCTATAGGTTCCCTCCCCCCTCCCGAGCCCGGGAGTCTGGGAGGGGGGTGGGGGTGCGGGGGTGGGCCCGCCCGCTCAACTTGTAGTTGTTACAACCTCAAGAGGTATGCAATAATAACATAGGATATTGTAAGATTTATCTTGACACAAGATATGGTGGCTATTAACAGGGCGTATTACTACGCCCTGTTTAGTTTAACTTATGGGTATAAGTTATTCTCTAATTTATTTATTCATAGTTGGTTGCTCGTTTATCTCCCATACTTTGGTTGCAGTTCTATACTGTGGTTGTCCATTGTTTCTTTCTTCTGTTGCTTGAACATCTACATATACTTTATAAGGATAGCCATATTTTTTATGGTTGCCCTCATAACATTCTTCATTAAGCGTTGCTTGTCTTTCAATTATGCAATCATGTTTCTTTGCATAATACTTAATATAGAATATTGATTTATCTATTGACATTATTTCTTTCTCCTTTTTTAAGTTAAACATATCTAGGATTATATGGGAAAGATTAATCATTGTCAATCCTTATTGTTCACAAGGTCTTGTTGCTCTCGTTATTACATTAACTTCATGGTATCTTGATTGTGTATTATCTTCCCAATAACCATTATTATATTGACGTTGCCACGCATTTTCTTCCTGCAATATTATTGGTTGATGTAATCTTCCAAAGTGGTCAACTGCTCGTTGACCATGTGTTTTCCACCAATCATTTTGACAAGTGAGAGTACAGAAGTTTCCATTACCATAACTGTATGTACTTATACTTCTAGTTTGATTTCTTTTATTTCCCTTGCTACCTCTTTTTCTATCTGTCGTATCGTAAGTATGGCACTTTGTACCCTGACAATATTTAAGCGTCATTTTGTTCTCCTCTTATTTCTCCGATACATTTAGTATGACTAGCTAAAACTTTTTCAAGTGTTGTAATTCTTTGTTCTAACTTATCCACTACCTTAAATAATATCTTCTTGTGTTGTTCTTGATATTCTTCAACTTGTTTTAATCTTGATGGCATTTAATCTTTCTTGTTTTTTAATTTCTTTCTTGTTTCTGTAATCTTGAAGATAAAAATAGGCGCAACTAATTGTTGCGCCTAAAATTATAAGAAGTAAATCTTTAAACATTTTCTTCTGGTAATAATACTTCAGGGTGCTTATCGTAATAAGTTCCATTCTCAACTGACTTGTTATGATGTTCGGCTACATTGCCTAAAACAGTATCAACATCACTTGCTAAAAAGTAAGTTTGATTTTTTCTATCCGAAAGTGCCTCAAGATGTACTTTAAACTTCATAGCACTTTCTATCGTGTCAGCAAATTTAATAACCGAAAAACTTTGGCTATCTCCAAAAGTATTTTTTTCAATTACTAACCAGACTTTTTTGATTGTCATATCTTTCTCCTTTTTTAAGTTAAACATAGGTGGGATTATATGTTATAATCCCACCATTGTCAATAAGATTAATTAACAACCCCTGATTGTGCTTGTCTTTCATATTCAACTCTTGCAAGTATCTTCTCTTGCGTGGTCATCTTCTTAACATTCTTCATACCTTTAATTCTTTCAGCAAGATTTTTGGGATTGAAGATCGTCAAGCCTGTTGAGTTAGTTCTAATTATTTCTGCGTCAGTAATATTTAAACCAAGTTCAGTACATAACTCAATAGCCTCATCTAAATATTTATAACCTTTAAGACCTAGCTTAACTTCTTTCATTTGCGTCATAATAGATTTAATCCAATTTTCATGCGCCATGATGAAAGCAGATTTTTGAGTTTTCCAAAAAATTAACTGATCGTAGTTTTCTTTTGAAGTCATCAACTGTCTATCTCGGCAATATTCTCTACCTATCAAATCCATAGAATAGTTTTTATCCCATTCTTTTTGATAAGATGTTGCATTATCTCTACCCTCACAATTCATTCCAAGAAATTTGTCATTAGCCTCTTGAATTTTTCTTTGGTATGGATTGTTGCTATCCTTATCTTTCATTAAGATATTAATGTCAGGATTTAATCCCTCTTTGCCTTTCATCTCATCTCTAAAATAAGCATATCCAAAATCACTATCTTGTGATCTTGATGTACTGCCTGTGTCCACACTTCCATTGACTTTAAAATCAAAGTGTTCTTCAACCATTTTAGGACTACCTTTTTTCTCTTTGATGTTTCCATTATAGTCGGACACATCTTCTTCATGCACTCCTTGATAAGCTACATGAAAGCAACTATCAGGCGCAATAGTATTTACATTCTCATATTTGTTCTGTAAATAATTTGCCATGTCCACATCTTTTTGTGGATAGTTTTCTCTACCAATAGAATACATTAAATCCCACGTCTTATCTTGTAGTGGTTTCATCTGTTCTTTTAATTGGGTGTATCTTTCTTTTTCAATAGTATCTTCCATTTGCAATCTGTCATCTATCTTAATTCCGACCTTGTTCCGATACTCTTGATTAAGTCTTATTCTATGTTGTTTTATTTGTGGCATTTTTACCTCTTTCTGTTTATGGGATATTATAGTAATTAAAAAATACTGTCAAGCATAAAATTTTTTCCCCCTGGGTGGGCCCACCCTAAAGTGTCCAGCGCAGCCGAAATTATTTACTTGACTTATGTATGGGATATTATAAGATAACTATGGCTCTCGTTTAATGATTTTCCGAGCCTAAAATTTGTCAAATCATTGATCAGAACCATTGGCGTATGCACTATGTGCGAACTAGTTTAAAGTACTTTGTCAATGGTTCTGGGATCAGGTGTTGTTAGCTGTGGGATATTAACCACTATAATATAGGTCGCGATTCCGGACGGAATGGGAGAGTATCTGGTACCAGAAAAATCCTCGCCTGTGTAGCGCAACCCCTGATTGTATTAAAAAAAATAAAAAATATGAATGAGTCCACAAGCCCTCAAGCGGGTGGGCCCGCCCAATATATATTAACCGCCATCCCCAACCACCGGCCAAGGATATAGGATTAAATGGGATAAGTCAAATCACAAATTGTTACGAGAATTATTTTTTAATACGTGTTGACAGGTCCGGGGCTCTGGGATATACTGGGATTAACAAAGGAGAATAAATGAAGTTCGAAAAACCCAAAAAGAAATTGATCAATTGGTACGGATCCAAAGTGAACGTCCCATTTGATTGTCAAATATATCCTGAAAAGGAAGTTAAGATAGCTAACAGGTTCAGCGGGCAGGAATGCACAATGCCTGGTTACGCGGCCGCTGTCTATGACACAATTATTGGAGCTGAGCAATTTGAAGACTATGACACGGTCCGCGCTGGCCTGGATTGGTTTAAACAATATTTTGTTAAACAATACATGGTGGTCCTGGACTAGTGAGACTCAAAAAACTAATTAAAAAAATCAATAAAGAAAACGCGCCGCCGGGAGGATGGAGCCCTAGAGATAAGGTTTCAAGCTGCCGGAGGGGTGGGCCCGCCCATAAAGAATCAGGGTTCAAGCCTTCAAGCTTGACAAGCCCACAAGCATGGGATATTATAGGATTCATATGTTAATAAAAGAAGCAAACAAAATAATTATATCACTATCACAGCCGGACAAGATGCCTGGTTATGCTTACGGCCTCCCGGCCTGGGAATGCAAGACGGGCGGCAAGCTGGCCAAGGTCCCGGGCAGCGTGTGCTTTGGCTGTTATGCAATGAAAGGAAATTACACAAGATTTCCCGCTATACGGGAATCGCAATATAAAAGACTCAAGTCACTGAAGGACCCGCGCTGGGTGGAAGCTATGGCCACGGTGATCAACTCAGAGCGCGTGAGCAAGCTGGAGGTCTTTAGATGGCATGACGCCGGCGACGTCCAGGACCTGGATCACTTGTTAAAAATTTTTGAGGTTTGCAGGTTAACGCCTAACATGCAGCACTGGATGCCGACCCGGGAAGCCTGGGTTAAGCCCTATTTAAAAGACTGTCCAAAAAATTTAATTGTTAGATTATCGATGACCATGGTTGATCAGCCCGCAGCTGGATCCTGGGCCAATACAAGTACTGTAGTTACCAGCGGCGCCACGTGTCCGGCCCCTGAGCAGGGCGGCCAGTGTAAAGATTGCCGGAACTGTTGGAGC